AGATGCTGTTCGTAGTAACAAACTAAAAGACCTACATATTCCTCATAGTTCCGTGTTTTATGTACGTGCTGCCATTGAGGCAGATACAGGTGTTCGTTATACACTAAAGCACGTAGAGAATGCAATGAAACATGAAGGGATGTTAACAGATGTTTGAGACATGGGTACTTATATGTGCCATAGGAAGTCCATTATGTCATACTTTAGTTGATGAATATGGACCATACAAGAATAAAAAGCAGTGTATAACACGTGCTTATGAGATAGCAGCAGAACTACCAGAACACATGCCTAACTATGAAGCTGTCAAATACAAATGTATGAAAGTTGAAAAAGACCTAGAAGGTAAGATAAACACAACATGGCAGAAAAAAAGAAAAAGCGTGGAGGATTAAAAGGATTCACTCAAAAGAGTGGAGATATGCGACCCACTAAAGGTGGTGCAGGGATGACCAAGAAAGGTGTCGCTAAATATAGAAGGCAAAACCCGGGCAGTAAGCTAAAAACAGCAGTAACAGAAAAGAGTCCATCTAAAGCTAGAGCCAACAGGCGAAAGTCTTACTGTGCTAGAAGTGCAGGTCAGATGAAAAAATTCCCTAAAGCTGCAAAAGACCCGAATAGCCGATTAAGACAAGCTAGAAAAAGATGGAGATGTTAACATGGCTGAATCATATTTAGAAAAAAGAAAACGTATTCTTAAAGAACAAAAGAAAAGGTTTGAAGCAAAGAAAATGACAGGTGGTGCAGGGGATGCAAGTGTTCCTCGAAGACGACCTAAGAAAAAATCAACAAGCAAACTTGCTGCATTACCTATATCAGGTAAAAGCAAAAGAATGCAGAAGTCTAAATCTAGACTGAATCCTTCGGTAGATTATTCTAAAACACCAAAAGCTCCTAAAGGAACTATCAAGAAGAGTTCATTAGGTGCAAGAAATAGACCGACAGGTAAAGCTCCCACAACTAAAAATATAACTAAGAGTGCTTTAGGTGCAAAGAAGCCAACAGAAAAGTTTTCTTCTTTTGGTGCTGCTTTCCGTGATGCTAGAAAAAGATTAGGCACAGGAAAGTTCTTTACTTATAAAGGAAAGAAATACAGCACAGTTACTAAGTCTGAACTAAAAGGTATGTCTCTTAAAGATTATCTCAATAAATTAAAAAAGAAGGGATAGTAAAATGGCAGTAGCAAGTTTATTATCTAAAATAACTAGAAGAAAAAGAACTTTAAAAGACAGAACTAGAGAAGTTAAAGGAAAAACTAAATCTAAGAAGTTTGAAGAGATAAGAAAAAAAGCCGATGAAGCTGACAAGAAAAAGGCAGATAAGGCTGATAAGAAAGCTAGTTCACCTAAGATGGCTGCAGAAAAGAAAGCTGCTAGACCTGCTAGAGGTGATGCAAAAGACCTAAAGAAAGATGATACTCCTAGAATTAAAAGACTAGAGTCATTAAAGAAAAATATAGGTCAAGACCAAAAAGGTAAGATAAATAGATTGTTTGCTGATAAAGCTGAAGGTAACTTTAAAGGTAAACAACAAAGAGTTCTAGCTGCAGGACCTGCTAAAGGTTTTGACAAAGCAGCAGATAAAGTTAAAGATTTGTATGATAAAATTAAATCAGGTAAGTATACACAAAATCAATATAGAGAATTTGTAGATGCACAAGCTAAAGTTAGAGATGCTATGCTCAGAAGAGGAGATGCTAATTTAGCAAAGAATAAAAATCTTACAAAAGCTATGTTAAATATTAAACCTAAAAATCCTGCTGATTCTATAGGGGGTGCAAAAAAAGGTTTAACTGCAAAAGAATTAGCAGAAAAACTAAAGAAGCTAAGAGCTAAGAATAATAAGGCTCAAGGTGGTATGGGGTTAAAGATGCCTAGTGCTGACCAAACAGGTCTAAAAAAACTACCTACTGAAGTACGTAACAAAATGGGTTACATGTATGGTGGTGGTATGGCTAAAAAACCTAAAATGAGTAGTATGGACTATCGTAAAGGTGGCATGGTCATGATAGTATTAGACATGATGAAAAAGAAAAAGAAAGGTAAGTAACATGGCAAAAGAGATGGATAATAAAAAAGCTATCAAAGAATTTGAATCTTACATGAAAAGAGAACGTGAGAAGATTCTAAAAAAGTATCCGGGTGAAGAAGGTGAAAGAATGATTAGGGATTTCTTTGTAAAAAAGATGCCTAGGAAAAAGCCTACGGATAAAAAAATACGTGTAACAAAGCCTAGAGCTTTGGCAATGAAAGGTGGAATGATGAAAAAGAAAACTAAATATATGGCTAAAGGTGGCATGAAGAAAACAAAGTATATGGCTAAAGGTGGAATGAAAAAGAAGACAAAGATGATGTCTCGTGGTGGAGCCGCTAGACGTAGATAATGTCTTATCTTATAAGTAACGTACCACATTTTAAATGTTGGGTACGTAAGGAGTTTACTTGTAATCATATGGATTATCATGGTGAATACCTACACGCATTAGCTTTTGCAGTTAATACTATACCTGACAGGTCACTAAGTTTTCAGGTAGTCTTTACAGGATGTACAGAAAAGAATAATGTACATGGTGGTGCAATGTGGGCAAGAATGCCAATACAAGCACTAGTGGCTGATATACCTGTAGATGAGTGGGCAGAACCAATGGAAGACCATCTGTGTCAACCTTGGGATTGTGAATCTAGAAACCATAGTGTTATAGTCATGGATAGAGTTAGTTCTTCTCCGTGGTTATGCAAAATAGCTAACGAGTTCTATACTGCTAGATATATGTTTACTGTAGATTATACAGACCACGATATAGCAGATGACCCTGCACAACATAAACAATCACATGTAATGTATTTGTTGAATGCAGGTAAGTGGACAGGTAATATTGTCGCACTACCTAATAACAGAGTTAGAGCAACAAGTCCTGCATTATGGGTAACAGGAGAAGGTGCTCCTGATTTTACACCCTCACAGTGGACTCACTCAGCAGAGTCACATGAATCCTACCTAGACCCTTTCACCACATTTAACAATCTATACGAGGATACCAATGGCAGAAAAAGCAAAAGCAAAAACAGCAATAAAAAAAGTAGCAACTAAATTAAGAAAAGCTAGTAAAGCTCATGCAGGTCAAGCAAAAACTTTATCATCGCTTAACTTTAAAAAAGGTGGTACTCCAAAAAAGAAAAGTACAGTAAACAAAGCAGGTAACTATACTAAACCTGAACTACGTAAAAGAATATTTAACAGAATAAAAGCAGGTGGTAAAGGTGGTGCTCCGGGTCAATGGTCTGCACGTAAAGCACAGATGATGGCAAAGGCTTATAAAAAAGCAGGTGGTGGGTACAGAAACTAATGGCTAAGAAGAAAGACCCTAAAGTTGGCACAGGTAAAAAACCCAAAGGGTCGGATAGACGTTTGTATACTGATGAAAACCCTAAAGACACAGTTAGAATTAAATTTGCTACTCCAACAGATGCTAGAGCGACAGTCGCAAAAGTTAGAAAAGTTAATAAACCTTATGCACGAAAGATACAAATCTTAACAGTTATGGAACAACGTGCAAAAGTTATGGGTAAGACAGCAGTTGTAAAAATAGCTAAGTCAGCAAAAGAAAGTTTAAAAAGAGCAAATGAGCGAAAAAAGAAAAAGATGTGAGACTTGTGAATGTTACGATTGCGATTGTGAAGAGTGCAACTGTGATTGCCACGAAGAAGAGGAGGTACAAGGAGTACCTGTATAATGATTGAGTTTGTGCTTGTGTTTATGATGGGATTAAGAGTAGTAGACCAAACACAAACCTTTGAAGACATAGATAGATGTTTGTACTTCGCAGAGAGATTGCATAAGCAACCTTCAATACCACAGCAGGAAGGACCTAATCTACAGATAACAGCATATTGTAAGCCTAGAAGGAAAAGATAATGTTAGCAGAACTAGCTGCGGCAAATGCCGCTTTCAGTGTAATAAAAAGTTTCGTGTCTAACGGAAAAGAACTTACAGGATGTGCTAAACATATATCAGATTTTGTATTCTCAAAAGAACAACTAGAGAAGAAAGCAAGTAAACAAAAATCTAAAGGTGGTGGTTCTGATTTAGAAGAGTTCATGGCTCTTGAGCAAATAAAAGAAAAAGAAGAAGAACTCAAGAAGATGATGATATATATAGGCAGACCCGGACTGTGGCAAGATTGGCAGGCTTTTCAAGCTGAAGCAAGAAAGTCTAGACGTTACCAAGAGAAGATGAGAGAGAAACGTCAAGCAGAATTAGTAGAATACTTTGGTTATGGAATAGCTTTTATATTTATATTATTCTTTGCAGGATTACTAGCTTGGATTGTTGGTAAATGGACAGGGAAACTTTAACACCTTGCATAGGTGTATGCACATTAGAAGATGATGTATGTATAGGATGCGACAGAACAATAGAAGAGATTAAAGAGGCATATGAAAACAGTATGGCATTAAAAAAATCACAGAGGTCGTTAGTTGCGTGGGGCAAACAAAAATGGAGAACTAAGTCAGGCAAACCTTCTACACAAGGGTCAAAAGCTACTGGTGAACGTTATCTACCTGAGAAAGCGATTAAGGCTCTTAGTGCCAGTGAATACGCCGCCTCTACGGCTGCTAAACGAAAAGCAACTAGAAAAGGTAAACAAGTGGCTAAACAACCCAAAAAGATTGCAAAGAAAACATCAAGATTTCGTAAATACAGCTAAAGTAAAAGAACAGATAAGACTTGCAAGGATGCAGGAGAAAATAAAGAATGATACAAGCACTAATAGGACCACTCGCAAATCTCGCAGGAACGTGGTTTCAAAACAAAGTAGAAAAAACAAAAGCCGATGGTCTCGCTAAAATAGCTGAAGCCAAAGCTAGAGCAACCGTTGCAGAGAAGGTAGCTGCAGGTGAAGTAGAGTGGGAAGGTAAGATGGCAGATGCCACAGTAGATTCGTGGAAAGACGAATTTGCTTTAGTTGTGCTGTTAACCCCTGCGATTTTAGTTTTCATTCCGGGTATGACAGAATATGTGGAACATGGATTTAGTATATTGGCAACTTTACCAGAGTGGTATCAGTACCTCTTATATATCGCAATTAGTGCATCGTTTGGGATTAAGGGTGTCGGACAAGCAGCAAAGATGTTTAAAAAGAAATGACATATAAAGCAAGAATGTATTTGAAATTATCATCATTTATATGTAATATAGGTAATTACTTTTGGAGAAAACACGTAGAGGAAATACGTAAACAACAAACATCTAGGTTAATATAATGAATTTAATGACAATACAAGACGAAATAGCTGAAGACGAAGGAATAAAATATGAGTTGTATCTATGTTCAGAAGGGCATTTGACCGGGGGAATCGGACATTTGATTACTGAATGGGATGCAGAGTATTATGATAAACCTATAGGAACAAAGATTCCAATTGATCAAGTAGATGATTGGTTTGCAAAAGATATCAAAGTGTCTGTGAAAGACTGCGAAGATCTATTTAGCAACTTTAATGATCTACCTGAAGACATACAACATGTATTAATAAATATGTCATTTCAATTAGGGAAGCCTCGTTTATCTAAATTTAAAAAAATGATTGCTGCTGTAGAAAATCTAGATTGGTCAAAGATGGCAGATGAGATGCAAGACAGCACTTGGAGGTGGCAGACACCTAACAGAGCACAGAGATTAATAAAACGTGCTGAAGAACAAATGATTAAGGATATACCAATATGAGCAGAGAACTAACGGATAGACAAAAACTATTTTTAGAAGTTCTGTTTGACAATGCAGGGGGCGATATAGTACAAGCTAAACTACTTGCTGGTTATTCAGAGAAGTCTTCTACAGGGGACATTGTTAATTCATTAAGAAAAGAAATAATGGAAGCAACAGAATCTTATATGGCTAGAAACGCACCAAAGGCTGCTGTGGCTATGGTAAGTGGTGTAGATGACCCTACACAGCTAGGAATAAGAGATAGACTGTCTGCATCAAAAGAATTGCTAGACAGAGTAGGTTTAGTTAAAACTGAGAAAGTACAAGTAGAGGCATCAGGTGGTGTCATGATATTACCACCAAAGAAGCAATAATGCCCCCAAAAATACTAAAACGATTAGTTACACAACTAATGGATAAGGGATACGACAAAGGTGCAGCCTTTGCAATAGCCACTAAGAGTTTGCAGAAGAGTGGTAATTTAAAAGAAGGAACACAGAAGGCAACTAAAAAGGGTAAGAAGCAAGGAAAGAAAACACCTGCACTTAGAGCTAAAGAAAGAGCAGCTAAGATATCTAAAAGAAAGACATCTGAGTATAAGTATAATAAGAAAACAAACACAGTGAAATTAAAAAAGAAGTAATGGACAGAAGTTTAGGCAAGTGGAAGTTACCACAACCAACAGATTTAAAAGACGAAGAGCAGAAAGAGTGGATACAGATACCACGAATAGCGAGAACGATACCGTTTGGCTATAAGTTAAATGAAGAGGATTCTGAATTACTTGATCCAATATCTTATGAGTTAGAAGCAATAGAACTAGCTAGGAAATATGTAAATCAATATTCATATAGGCAAGTTGCTAATTGGCTAACGAAGAAAACAGGTAGAGTTATATCTCATACAGGGTTAAGAAAAAGATTAATACATGAACGACATCGTAAGAACAAAGCTAGAACTCTTAGAAAATGGTCCGAGTATGCCGAGAAAGCAATCCAAAAGGCGAAAGAGATCGAAGAAGGTAGAGTCGGAGCAAGAGCCTAAAACTATTAAGATAGAACGTGTAGAGGAAGTTCCTGTAGAGGAACAGAATATAGTATTCCAACCTAATGAAGGTCCTCAAACAGAGTTCTTAGCATCACCAGAAAGAGAAGTTTTATATGGTGGTAGTGCAGGTGGTGGCAAGTCGTATGCCATGTTAGCAGATCCATTACGTTATATGGGTCATCCACAGTTTAGTGGATTGCTGTTACGACACACGACAGAAGAATTAAGAGAGCTAGTTTGGAAGTCACGAGAATTATATCCTCTTATATACAAAGGGATAAAATGGTCAGAAAGAAAGATGCAATGGGTAGCACCGTCAGGTGCAAGACTATGGATGTCATACCTAGACCGAGATGATGATGTATTAAGATATCAAGGTTTAGCTTTTAGTTGGATAGGCTTTGATGAGTTAACACAATGGGCAACACCATTTTCTTGGAATTACATGAGGTCACGATTACGTTCTACTGCTCCTGATTTACCAGTGTATATGAGAGCAACTACGAACCCCGGAGGTCCGGGACATCAATGGGTTAAGAAGATGTTTATTGACCCAGCACCTTATGGAAAGTCGTTTGATGCCACAAATATTGAGACAGGGAAGGTTCTTAAATATCCCGAAGGACATGACAAAGCAGGTCAGTCATTATTTAAAAGAAGATTCATACCTGCTAGATTATCTGATAATCCATACTTGTCAAGTCAAGGAGACTATGAAGCGATGCTTCTTTCCTTACCTGAACACCAACGTAAGCAGTTGCTTGAAGGTGATTGGGACATTAAAGAAGGTGCTGCTTTTACTGAGTTTAATAGGGATGATCACGTTGTTGAACCTTTTCCAGTTCCACGAAATTGGGTTAAGTTTCGTGCTTGTGATTATGGTTATGGTTCTTATAGTGCTGTGTTGTGGTTTGCTGTTGCTCCAAGTGAACAACTTATTGTATATAGAGAGTTGTATGTTTCTAAAGTCCTTGCCACAGATTTGGCAGATATGATTAACGAGTTAGAAGCAGAAGACGGTAACATAAAGTATGGTGTATTAGATAGCTCGTTATGGCACAAACGTGGAGATACTGGACCTTCACTAGCAGAGCAGATGATACAAAGAGGGTGTAGATGGAGACCTTCAGACAGAAGTAGAGGCAGTCGTGTTTCGGGAAAGAACGAGATACATAGAAGATTACAAATAGATGAATCAACAGAAGAGCCAAGATTAGTGTTTTTTAATACATGTACAGACTCAATTTCACAACTACCTGCTATACCTTTGGATAAGAAGAATCCAGAAGATGTTGATACAAGAGCAGAAGATCATATCTATGATGCGTTAAGATATGGTGTAATGACTAGACCTAGATTTAGCATATTTGATTATGACCCTATGGGTAGACCTTCTCAAGGTATGCCTATAGCCGATGCAACGTTTGGATATTAATATGGCAGAAGAAGATATTCCTGTAGAAATAGAATCAGTATCACTAGAAGATACAGATGATTCTACATTAGCAGATGCAGGTGCTAATAATATAATACCATATATCATGGATAAGTATTATAGAGCAGATGACTATCGTGAACAAGATGAGCAGAGATGGCTACGAGCATATAGAAACTACAGAGGATTATATGGTTCTGATGTACAGTTTACAGAAGCAGAGAAATCTAGAGTATTTATAAAAGTTACGAAAACTAAAACATTAGCCGCATATGGACAGATTGTTGATGTGTTGTTTGCTAATAATAAGTTTCCGTTGAGTGTAGATCCAACGGAGTTACCAGAAGGAGTAGCAAAAGATGTTAGCTTTGATCCGAAAGAACCTGAAGAAGTCCGTGATATGGGCATGGAGTCACCTTACGGTTTCCGTGGCGATGGCATGGAGTTTCCTAAAGGAGCGACTGCAAAGAGCTTACAAGAAAGGCTTGGTCCTCTTGAAGAAAAGTTGCAAAATATTGAAGGTCTCAAAGAAGAAGTAGGTAAAACACCTTCAGCAGTTACATTTAGTCCTGCTATGATAGCTGCTAAATCTATGGAAAAGAAAATCATGGATCAGTTAGATGAGTCAGGAGCTAACAAACATTTAAGAAGCACTGCATTTGAGATGTCTTTATTTGGGACTGGAGTCATGAAAGGACCTTTCGCAGTAGATAAAGAGTATCCTAATTGGGGTGATGATGGTGATTATGATCCAACATTCAAAACAATACCACAGATATCTCATGTGTCTGTGTGGGACTTTTATCCTGATCCTGATTCTACAAACATGGATGATGCTCAATATGTAATTGAAAGACATAAGATGTCACGTTCACAACTGCGTTCACTTAAAAAGAGACCTCACTTTAGAGAGCAAGTCATAGAAGAGGCTATAGAGGCAGGAGAAAACTATACTAAGAAGTCATGGGAAGATGATCTAGCAGATTATGCATCTGAACACGAAATAGAAAGATATGAAGTTATAGAATATTGGGGTAACTGCGATGTCGATATGTTGATAGAACAAGGCATTGAGATACCTAAAGAATTAAAAGCCTTAGATGAAATACAAATAAATGCTTGGGTATGTAATGGTAAATTATTAAGAATGGTTATTAATCCATTTAAACCTGCTAGAATACCATACATGGCAGCACCATATGAATTAAACCCATACTCTTTCTTTGGTGTAGGTGTAGCTGAAAACATGGATGATACACAAACACTTATGAATGGCTTTATGAGAATGGCAGTGGATAATGCTGTGCTATCAGGTAATTTACTTATAGAAGTAGATGAAACTAATTTAGTGCCGGGACAAGACTTATCTGTATATCCGGGAAAGGTATTCAGAAGACAAGGGGGTGCTCCCGGACAAGCATTGTTTGGTACGAAGTTTCCTAATGTTGCAGCAGAGAACTTACAGTTATTTGATAAAGCAAGACAACTAGCAGATGAGAGTACGGGTATGCCATCATTTGCACACGGACAAACAGGTATAACGGGAGTAGGTAGAACTGCTTCGGGTATATCTATGTTGATGAATGCAGCTAGTGGCAGTATTAAAACTGTTATAAAAAATGTAGATGATTATCTTCTAAAACCATTAGGAGAAGGTTTATTTAAGTTTAATATGCAGTTTGACTATGATCCAAAGATTAAAGGTGATCTAGAAGTTAAAGCTAGAGGTACAGAAAGTTTGATGGCAAACGAGGTAAGATCACAAAGACTTATGCAATTCTTACAAGTATCATCTAATCCAGCCCTTGCACCTTTTGCAAAGTTTCAGTATATTATACGTGAGATAGCAAAGGCTATGGATCTAGATCCTGATAAAGTTACTAATAATATGGATGAGGCAGCCGTACAAGCTGAACTCATGAAAGACTTTAGAGCACCTCAACAAGAGCAACCTCAACCACAACCACCTGCAGGTACAGATCCTAGTGATCCAACAGGTTCAGGTGGTGGTACAATAGGTACTGGTATAGCACCTACACCACAAGAACAAGGATTTACAGGAAGGTCACAAGTTGGACAACAACAACCACAAGCAGATACGCAGCCGACTCAAGACGTTGGTGAACAACCCCAAACTAATCAACCACTTCAATGATTATTTGGATCATAAGATAGACGAACAACATAAGATAATGGAACAATCAGATGACGTTATATCTCTACATAGAGCACAAGGATATATAATGGCATTGAAAAGACTAAAGATGTTAAGAGATGAAGTGAATGCAGAATGATCTAAAAGAACAAACTGAAAAAGCATTTAACTTTGATGCGTTTGGTAAGTTTAGAAGTGCTGATGAGATAGCAGAGAAAGCTAAAGCTACAGGTACTGGATTACTAACAGGTACTGCAGCTATACCATCTGATGTAATTACTATGGCAGAAACAGCGAATACGTTCTTAGCTGATTATGCAAACAATCCTTTGGCAATGTTGATAAAAGATAACTTGCAGAACTTTGAGAAACAGTATGGTAGAAAAGCATTTGATGAAGGCTTTGAAGAGATAACAGGTATTAAGTCTGATCCTGAAAACACAGACCAGTTAATAGGAGAGATACTTTCACCTACGGGAGCATTTTTAGCTCCTGCAAAGTTTTTTGATAAATTATCAGATGGTGCATCTACCTTATATAACACAATAAAAAATACACTGTCTAAGAGTGATTTTGTAGATTCTAATTTGGTTACAGAAGGAGCTAAACTGTCTGATATAACATCTATTAAACCTATAGCCGATGATATAAATAAAGCTAAAATAGATTTAAACGTGGTAGGTGAACAAACAGAGATAGGAAAGCAAAGAGCACAAACTTATAGAGAAGCAGAATATAATATTTTAAAAGAAGGAGGTACTGCTAAAAGAGGACAAGAACCTAAAAAATCAACTATATTAACTAAAAATATAAAAGAAACTGATTCACTAAGAAATTATGAAATGCTTACTCTACCACAAAAACAAAAGTTGTTTTCAGAAACAGGTGTGTATAGAGGTCGAGATGGTAAATTAAGATATAAATTAGATACACGAGGAGTTACTTTAAAAACAGAAAACTTTACAGTAACAGATCCTGATTTAAAAACATTAGAGGTTAAAGAAAATTCTACTTTAGGGGATATTATAAATTTTGAAGATCTGTTTAAGCAATACTACAAATCAGCTACTCAACATGCAGTTAGAAAAGATGATTTAAAAAATCCCATAGTTTATGGTAGACTTAGGGATATAAAAATAGAGAAAGTTCCTTCTGAAGATACTACAACAGCAGCAAGTTATGATCCTATAAGAGATGTAATTAGTATTTCATCTGATAGAACACAGTCACAACTAACAACTGATATATTACATGAAATACAACATGCAGTTCAAGAGAGGGAGGGATTTGTACCCGGATCTAGTGTAGAAAACTTTTTACCTAAAGATTACAGCGATAGAGCATCGTTGTTAGAAAGAACAATTAAAAATTCTCAAGATAATTTATTTACACGATTGGGTAATGAACAGGGAGTAGATGCCGATGGATATATTAAAAATAATCTATTGGATAACTTTTTTGGTAATGTAAAATTAGATAGAACGGACTTAACTTCAAATGAAGCAAAAGCATTTAGCACTGAATTAGCGGCACAGTTTACTGATAAACAAAAAATGAAAATGTTTAAAAATAGTTTTGAAGATACAATAACTAAATTAGCAAAAAGAGAAGCAGATAGAGTTGATGAAACATTAACAAATAATAAAGGTGTTATGTATACTGTGAATCCGTTAGATAGATATGAAGATGCTACGAACAAAGGAAGAAAGATAATGTTTAGTGCAAGTGAGTCTCAATTAATAAATTCATTATCAGGTAAACAAGAATTTAAATCACATGTATTAGAAAGAATATTATCCGTAAAAAAAGCAAAGAAATTAGATGAGGAATATCTTCAGGCTCGTAGACAATATCAAGGTGTTTATGGGGAGATGGAATCAAGAATGGTTGAAGACATGTATCTAAATCCAGATGCAGCTATTTCACCTGAGATGCTTATGGGTTATGAGGGTCAATCCATACCATACAGTAATATTGACTCGATTGTAGCTAAACAAGGGAAACAGTAATATGCCAAACATAGAGAAAAGAAAAGGAAGTGGACAAGAAGTCTTTGAACCTAAAGATTTAGTCCTAGAGTTAATAGAAGCTGGTAAGGTGGGATCACTAGCCGATAGATTAACTAATGATGAAATCAATGAAATCCTAAAGGCTTTCTCTACTATGAAACAAGCTAAAGCTAAAGGTGGCAATGTAGAAAAACAAATGGAGCTATTCCAAGATGGTGGACTTAAAGATGAAGGCAATACAAAAGATCCGATATCAGGTAATGATGTACCACCGGGAGCAACACAAGAAGAAGTAAGAGATGATATACCGGCACAGTTAAGTGAAGGGGAGTTTGTATTTCCTGCAGATGTTGTAAGATATATTGGACTAGAAAAGTTAATGATGATGAGACAGGAAGCAAAGATGGGTCTCAAAACTATGGAAAGAATGGGACAGATGGGTAATGCTGATGAAGCAACTATACCCGATGATATGCCATTTAGTATAATAGATATAGAAATAGCAGAGGGTGATGATGATGAAGTGGAGGAAAGAGCACAAGGAGGAGTTATAAAAGCCGCTAATGGTTTTGTGGGAACAACAACAGCAACTAATCCCTTACAAACTAGGCAACCTAGCAATATGGGAGCACCTACAGGATTAAAATCAGCATATACTGCTCCTATAATACCACCTGCTACTTCTGCACCCACAGGTGGCTTTACATATAAAAGTCCTGTAGATCAGACTAAAAAAGCTACATATACAGGATTATTTGGAGGTCAAGAATTAACACAAGGACCTGACGAGTATAGAACGTTTATAAACAATGAAAACGTAGAAATACAAATACCATTTAAGAATGGTAAAATATTTACAGGTTTTACAATACCCGAAGGATTCAAAGAAAAAACTGAAAAGGTAGACACTGCTAGAGTGCAAACAGCTAGAATAAAATCAGCTAAAGTATCAGAAGGTGAAGGAGATAGTTCAGGTGTTACGAGTGGTGCAATAGATCCTGCAGGAGATCCATTAAGTTATAGTGGTATTGGTGCTAAAGACGATTTAGACAAGAATATGAAAGAGTTTGGTAAGATGCAATTCGGTGTCATAGGATTATCGGGTATTTATTCAGGGGCAAAAGCTGGAATAATGGGTCGCATGGAAATGAATCAAACAACTTTAGGTGCATTAACACAAACTTATACAGCAGCTAAAAATGAATTAGGTTTAAAGGGTAAGGATATAAACACTTTAACTGATCAAGAAAGGGCAGACTTGAATAAATCTTTTGAAAGAGGTAAAATGGCAGTTGAGGAGTTTGGATTAGGCGATTTAGGTAATGTTTCTATTGATGATGTTGTAAGTAATGTTAATGCAGTAGCTGATATTTATGGTGTAACACCAGTTAGTACAAGAACAAACATTAATAAAAGTTTAAACATAGGTAAGGTAATAGGAAAAATATCTGTTGCAAGAGAAAAGAAAAGAAAAGAATTAATTAAAGTTATAGGAAAAGGTGTGCAACAAGGATTTAGTCCTGAAGAAGCTCTAGGTATAGAGAGTTTAGGAAAAACACAACAACAAGATATCATGGCAGCATTAGAAAGTGGTAAAGGTGTTAATGAATTTGGTGGTATTAGTTCAAAAGCTCTAGATGATATCATGTCAATAAATAAGGGTAATGTAGGAATAGGAACTAAGGGAGGTATAGGAGCAGTTGGCTCTAGTACTCCTTCCGGTGGTATTGGATTGGGAGGTCCACAAGGAATATCCCAATCCAGCATAGGAACATCTGCAGGATCTTTTGGAGGCTCTCCAAGCGATGGTCCGGGAGAAGATTCTGATCCTTCAAGTGGAGACACTGGACTAGGATCAGAGGGTTACTCTACTGCTGTAGGTGGTTTCATACCTAGACTTAAAAAGAAAACTAAGACTAAGAAGATGAAGCGTGGTGGATTAGCTTCACGATAATAATTCACATACTAGCTACTTATCCCCCGAATGATGGCTACGATAACCCTAGGAGTAAAAAATGGCAGAAGAAGCTACAAAACAAGAAATGGTGGTAGATGCTACACCTGAGAAAAAAGCATTTATGACTAAACGTTCTACTCATGAAGAAAGAATTAAAAAAGATGAGGAAGAGCTAAAAGAAATGATTGAGGCACAAAAAGGTGAAACAGAATCTGTTGAAGAAAAGAAAACAGAGGATGAGGAAGAACCGAAGGGTGCTGAAGAAAAAACTTTTAAAAAGCGTTATGGAGATTTACGAAGACACACCCAAGAAAAAGAAAAGCAATTTCAAAAGCAGCTTGATGAGTTAAAAAGTCAATTAACACAAGCCGCTCAAAAAGAAATGAAGTTGCCAAAGTCTGATGAAGACATAGATGCTTGGGCAAAAGAATATCCTGATGTGGCTAAGATTGTAGAAACAATTGCTATTAAAAAAGCAAAAGAACAATCCGAGTCTTTAGAAAAAAGAATTAAAGAAATAAATCAGTTTAACGAAGAGACTGTAAAAGAAAGAGCAGAAGTTGAACTTATGAGAATACATCCTGACTTTGATCAGATTAGAGACAGTGATGATTTTCATGAATGGGCAGAGCAGCAACCACAGTGGGTACAGAATGCGTTATATGAAAATCAAGATGATGCAAAGTCAGCAGCAAGAGCAATTGATTTGTATAAAGCAGATAAAGGCATTAACAAGAAAGACACAAGTGAGAGTGGCAAAAGTGCTGCTACACAAGTTAAGGCAAAAACTACAAAAGCTACCCCAACGGTTGATAGCACCAAAAAGATTAAAGAATCCGATGTTCAGAAAATGTCTGCTACAGCATATGAGAAAAACGCAGATATGATAATGGAAGCAATAAGGTCTGGCAACTTCGTATATGACGTATCAGGCTCTGCTAGATAATATGTTGACATCAAAGAATAAATATGTATAACTATACATATCTATAAATGTGACCTCTCCACGTGGACAACTCACATAGTAAACTACACTTGAAAGCCTACCTGATGGTAAGAGCCTATGTCTAAATAGCTACTAGACATACAACCTCAAACACTATTAGCCGATGACGAGTAAATTTAGCACAATCGTGCATTTGTTTTATTTTCAAAAATGGAGATGAAAATGGCATTTAAAACTGCAGCAGGTTACGGTAATCTGCCCAATGGTAATTTCTCCCCAGTTATTTACTCTAAGCAGGTTCAGTTAGCCTTCAGAAAAACTTCCGTTGTTGAATCAATCACAAACTCCGATTATTTCGGAGAGATTGCCAACATGGGTGATTCTGTAAAAATCATTAAAGAGCCAGAAATCACCGTTAAGGAATACGCTAGGGGTGCAAACGTGCAACCTCAAGACCTTGACGATGAGGACTTTACATTAACTATTGACAAAGCAAACTACTTTGCTTTCAAAATAGATGATATTGAAGAGGCTCACAGTCACGTAAACTTCTCTCAAATGGCAAGTGACAGAGCGGGTTACAGACTTAAAGACAACTTCGACCAAGATGTTCTTGGTTACTTGTCAGGATTTGCACAAGCATCTAACAATGCTGTAGCAAGTTCAGCTAACTCAACAGTTAACGGAACTAAGTCAGTGTCAACTGCAGGTTCAGATGAATTGTTGACAAGCATGAAGCTAAGAAAAGATAGCTTTGGTAACATCACTACAAGTAGTGCAGGTGACCATTCTATTCCAATAGCTCCAAGACTAGGTGGTGCAACTTCTCAAGCAACTGCTACTGCTACTCCTTTACAGGTTATAGCAAGAATGGCAAGATTACTTGATACTCAGTTCGTAGACACTGATGGTAGATGGTTAGTTCTACATCCAACTTTTATTGAAGTTCTAAAAGACGAAGACTCTCGTCTTCTAAATGGTGACTTCGGTGAGTCAGGTGGATTGAGAGCAGGTCTATCTGTAGGGAAGATACATGGCTTTGACGTATATATGTCAAACAACTTACCTGCAGTAGGTACAGGTCCGGGAACATCTGGAACTGCTAACCAAAACTCAAACTACGGTGTTATCGTTGCAGGACATAGTTCAGCAGTAGCTACTGCCGAGCAAATCAACAAGACAGAGACTTATAGAGATCCTGATTCTTTTGCTGATATTGTTCGTGGTATGCATTTGTATGGTAGAAAGATTCTTCGACCTGAAGCAATCGCCACTGCCAAGTATAACGTAGGATAAGGGAGATATAAATGGCAACTTTTGATTTAACCTCAAAGGATACCACAGGTATCTTTTCCGACTCTATCGTGGCTATGCCTTCTATGAAGAATACTAATGTAATGAGAAATATTGAGGCTTACCTTGATATCGATGCATTAGTAGCAGCAGGTGGTAGCTTCTCAGACGGAGATATATTTCAGGTGTTAGAAATACCTGCAAATACTTTAGTCATAAATGCAGGTGCAGAAGTGATGAAAGCATTCACAGGCAGTTGTACTCTTGACATGGACTTCGCAGCAGGAGATGACATTATTGATGGTGCAGACATTACATCTACAGGCTTTTGTGCCGCAGGTAGTAATGGTCAAACCAACACTATTGTCGGAAGTGGAGCTTCAACTTACACTCAATTTGTAACTACTACAGATACTATTGATGCTAAGATTGCAGGTGCCGCTCCAGCTACAGGCAGACTTAGAATGTATGCCACTGTTATTGATTTAGCAGGTCATGGTTTAGATGATAAGCCTGACGAAGTTGATAGAGATCAATTAGCTTAAATTTATATGAGAGAGCAGGGCAACTTGCTCTTTCATTCTCATAGGAATTATAATGTCTGGAACTTTTCTCGTATTAACTAATAAAACTTTAGCTAGAATAAATGAGGTGCAACTTACTTCTAGTAATTTTAGTGATGCAAGAGGAATACAAGTACAGGCACAGAATGCAGTAAATGAAGCAATAAGATATATTAATCAAAGAGAATTTAATTATCCTTTTAATCATGCCACAGAAACTAAAACCCTAACTGCAGGGGTAGTTAGATATAGTATACCTACATCTGCAAAGACTGTAGATTATAATACTTTCAGATTAGTAAAAGATAGTGACTTAGGCAATTCAGGATATAGATTAGGTCAATTAGATTATAACGAATACATAAATGCTGTTAGTGATCAAGAAGATGAAATAAATTCTACAACCACTAGCACAACACATACAGACTCTGTGACAACAATAACAGTTACTAGTACATCAGGATTTGATACTGCTGGAACATTGTTTATAGGAAATGAAGAAATAACATATACTGCCATAGGTAGTAGCACAACATTTACAGGATGTACAAGAGGTGCTGGAGGCACTACGGCAGCCTCAATAGCTAGTGGTGTAACAGTAACGCAATTTGATCAAGGTGGTATACCTGAAAATATAGTTAGGACACCCGATAATAATTATTTACTTTATCCATTTCCCGATAAATCATATTCTCTAAAATTTGATTACTATACATTTCCATCAGACCTATCTGCTCATAGTGATACAACGAGTATACCAGCAAGATTTGATGCTATTATAGTAGATGGAGCGACAGCTTTTGTTTATCAATACAGAGGTGAGACTGCACAATATCAACTTAACTTCCAAAGATTTGAACAAGGCATAAAGAACATGCAAACACTCTTAGTTAATAAATATGATTATGTAAGATCTACTTTTATACCAAGAGTTGGAGCATATAGTACAACTAATATAATAGGTAGAACACTTTAATGGCAGACTTATCTCAAGTAACTCCTGTAGCATTTAACTGTGAAGGTGGACTAGTTTTAAATAGGTCTACCTTTATGATGAAACCGGGTGAGGCATTAGAGTTAGAAAACTTTGAACCTGACATTGAAGGTGGGTATAGACGTATAAATGGATTTAGTAAGTATGTAACTGCAGTTGTTCCTCAAACAACCTCTTCTTCTGAAAAAGTTCTAATGGTAGCAACATTTGCTAGTAAGGTTGTAGCAGCAAGAGGAACTAATATATTTCAAGCCACTCCCGGTGGATCTTCATGGACAACAATAGATAGTGGTAGAACAAGTGCAAGTAAATATTCATTTGAAAGATTTAACTTTGACGGTAATGATAAGTTAATAGTTGCAGATGGAACAAATGCACCTACAGTATTTAACTCTTCATTCTCTGCTACAGATGTATCATCAGGTGGTGGTGGAGAAGTAAGCACTGCAGTAACAGGTGCTAAATTTGTTGTGGCATTCAAAGAACATATGTTCTATGCAGGTATGTCAAGTGCTAAACAGGAATTAGTATTTAGTGTACCTTTTGATGAAGACAACTTTGCTACAGGTAGTGGTGCAGGAACTGTCAAAGTTGATGATGAGATAACGGGTCTTAAAGTTTTCCGTGAAGACTTATTTATATTTTGTCAAAATAGAATATTTAAGTTATCAGGAACATCAACAAGTAACTTTGCTATAACTGCAGTAACAAGAGATATAGGATGTATCAATGGTGATACAATCCAAGAATTTGCAGGTGACTTAATATTCTTAGGTCCTGATGGTTTAAGAACCATTGCAGGTACTGCGAGAATTGGTGACGTTGAATTAGGAACTATAAGTTCTAATGTTCAAAGTTTATTTGATGATAACTTATCTAGTGCTTCACAGTTTGACTCAATAGTTATACCTGATAAAACACAATACAGAATATTCTTTACTAAAGATGGTCAAGGTGAAAATGCGACAAATGGTGTTATGTGTGTTATGAAAGGACAGTCTTTTGAGTTTGCAAAACTAAGAGGGATTAAACCTGCTTCAACAGACACATTTGTATCAGAAGGAAATGTTATAGTTCTTCATGGTGCTTATAGTGGGGGTTACATATACAGACAGGAATCAGGTAATGACTTTGATGGAACTGCTATACTAGGTAAATATAGAGGTCCTGATATGACATTTGGTGATGCAGGTATACGTAAACATATGCAACGTGTTATAGTAAACTTTAAACCTGAATCAACAATAGATGCAGATTTATTTTTAAGATATGATTATGAAGCTAAAGATTCTGCAAGACCTGCAGCTTATGAGTTAGATTCTAGTGATATAGCAGCTATATATGGTTCAGCAACCTATGGTGCTAGTTCCACAAACTTTGGAACATATGGTGGTGCATCACAACCCCTAGTAAGACAATCTGTTGAAGGTTCAGGATTTGCAGTAGCATTAAGAGTTAATGACGGTGGGTCTACTGCACCATATTCACTAAAAGGTTTTCAATTAGAATATCAGACAGGAGCAAGAAGATAAATGGGAGCTACGTACACAAGACAGTCCTCATATAGTGACGGAGACACAATAACTGCTGCTCATACCAATGATGAATTTAATCAGATATTAGCTGCCTTTGCCTCAAGCACAGGACACACTCACGATGGCACATCTGCAGAAGGTGGTCCTATAACTAAATTACTTGGAACTGCAATTACAATAGGTGATGGCACATCAGGCACAGACATAGCAGTAACATTTGATGGTGAAACAACAGATGGTGTATTAACATGGAAAGAAGACGAGGATTATTTTGAGTTTAGCGATGACATACTTATTGCTTCTACAGAGAAGCTACAATTCAGAGACACAGCTATATACATCAATTCAAGTGCCGATGGACAACTTG